GCACAGCAGCGTCCGGGCATCGGAGGCCAAATCCTCCGCGTGGAAAATCTTTGCCTCGGTCGTCTCGCTGAAACGGATACCGGCTACCGCGCCGATCTCGTTGTCGTACAGGTTTTCAGTGTCCACATACTGATGGGGCCACTTCCAATCGTTGTCGTCCATGATGTCGAACTCGACGTCTGGATTGATGATACCGGCCCAATACTTACCGTCGGGCTTTTTGGCATTGACGTGCTTCAGGGACCGGGCTGCCATGCGGCAAGCGCGAACAGTTAGATAGTCATTGTCGGAAATCTCGCCGCCTACCAGCTTGCACCGGGACACCTTCGTGCCGTCGCCGTACTGGACGTTGGTTCCGCCGTTCAATACCTCGCGGGTGATGGTATCCAGCGTCCGGCCCGCCTGAGAACCCAACAGCTCCGAAGCCTCGACCACATTGTTATCGACGGTTTCCAGAATCAGACGGTCGGAGAGCGTCACATAGCCGCCGTACTGATGCACGGTTGCGCCGAACTCGGTGACCGCCAGCTTCTGACCATTGGGCGTGACGCCCTCGGTCAGCGGCGTCAGGGCCTTGGGAAGCTGGGTGTACTTGCGAAACTTGATTGTCTCGCCGCTGTTAGCGGGAATATTGCGCTTCTGGGCAAACTGGTCATGCACCAGTTCGGGCTGCGCGTTTTTAATCAGCACCTTGTCGTAGAACGTCCGCATCTCGACGGACATACCGGAATCGGTGGTGGTGTTCGTGTTCGGCGCAGGATCGTCGAACATGGCAAGGAAGATGGGGTATACCATGTACTTAAGAATCTTCATGTTGTCAGTCTCCTTTTCGTATGTCGGAGATCAGACGCCTGAATTTACAGGAAAATCTTCTCTCCGCGCTTCGACCTGCGAATGGCCTCCGCGAATTCCGCATCGGTCCATTTGCTGGGGTCGCTTTTGTAAACGGTGGCTGCCTGAGAGGACGCACTGTTCTCTGCCGGGCGATTACCACGGGCGCGGATGTTGGCGGTGACGGCCTTTTCGGTCTTCTGTGCCACCGTGTTCGCCACACTCTTGGTGATGTCGTTGAGGTGCAGGACGCTGTATGCGTGGTCCACGGGAATCCCCGCTTGCAGCAGATTGAGAAATTCAGGGTTCTCGGAAATCTCCTTCCGCAGGTCAAAGTCCTTGAAACGTTCGTCCGCTTTCATGGCTTCCGCCTGCTGCAACCAGGTTTGCACCTGCTGCTGGGAGCGCTGAATCGCCAGCTGATCCTCTTGGTTCTTGCGCAGCTGCTTGTTCTCCCGCTCAATCTTCTGGACCTGCTTATACTGCTCAACGGTCATTCCGGCCTCTTCGGCCTGCGCGGCCCACATGGCGTCATCATCGTCGATTGCCGCCCGCAAAGCGTTCAGGTCACTCCCATCAATCCCGTATTTCTGGGATAGCTGCTCAATGATGGGTGCCTGTGCAGCAAGGGAATTCTGCAAGCCCTTGGTTTCCGTGAACCGCCGGTTAATAATTTTCTGAACCTCGGCATCGTACAGGTCCTTGTAGTCGCCCTGAATCATGGCCTTAAACTGTGCACTTCTGTCTTCGCCTTCCCCGGCGGCGGGAAGCTGAGTCTTGCTTTTGGTCGTGCTGGTGTCTGCCTTGGGAGGCTTGCCCAATACAACCTTTACGCCCGTATCGCTCTGCTGGGTGGAGGCAGAGCCGCCAGTGGTATCGCCCGCCCCGTCTCCTGCCGCAGACGCACCGCCAGCCCCGGAAGCCGCGCCGCCGTCAAACAGTGCAAGGAAAATCGGGAAAATATTGAACTTTTTCATAGTTCGACCTCCTAAAATCGCGGGAGTGTCGCCCCCGTGCATCGGTTCGCTGCTGTCCTGCATTCCCACGTTGCCCCGCCCGCCCATGTATGTCAGGCGGGCGGGATGATGTGGGAGGAGGAAAGGATGAAAGGGGATGGAACAGGTCCCCTTATTTTTATTCTGCGACGGGCAATGCCCTTTTCGATAGACACGTTTTAAAAATTTTTTGAATATCCACGGAAATATTTTTCGGGTAGTTTGCTTCGATACCTTTCAGGCCCAGAGCAACCATGGTAAACACATCCTGCGTCTTCCCGAAAGCAATGATGTGGAACTTCCCGCTTCTCGCGTCCAGCTCCGTGATGTGTGCATCGTCTGCATTGGCGCACCAGGACATGAGGGATTGGCAAAGGGTCGACACGCCGGAGCAAACCACATCATTTCCCGGATTGAACCCGGCGTGGCCGTCCACGTCGAGGGTGTAGCAATTCCCGCAATGCGTCATTTTCGCTGTGATCACTGCATTTTCACTCCATTCTGCCGATTCATCGACGGATTCGCCCGTGCCGCCATCTTTTGGGCGTATGGCTGCATGGCGGCCTGCGTGGCATTCTGCCGCCCTTGTGAGATCGTCTGCCCATTCCCGCCGCCGGTGTTCTGCCCGCTCCGGCCGGGGCCGGTAGGCGCGCCCATTTGACCGCCGCCGGTCAGCATGGCAAGCTGCTGGGTGAGCTGAATGACCATGTTGTACATCGTCTGCCCCTGCTGGACCTGCTGCAAAACCTTGTCCTTGCCCTCAAAGTCCATCATTTCAAGGGCGATCATGCTCTCCTGTGCCTTTGCCGGGTCAAAGAAGCCCATCCCGTACAGCTCCTTTGCCCGCTCATACTGCGCCTCGATGGAGAACGGCGACCGCTTTTGTGCTTTGATTTTGAGGTCGAACACCGGCTTACGCACCATCTGCGCCGAGCCGTCCGCCGCCGCCTGCAAAACCTGCTCCTGAATCCCGGCGTTGGAAAAGTCGGTAAACTGGGTACTGCCGTCCTCGCCGGTAATGCGGAACTCCCGCGTCTCCGTGTAGAACTGACGAATCAATTCGATCACCATGCTGCAAATGCGCTTATACGACCGGTAACTTGCCTGAATCATGTCCCGGCTGATCTTATTGCCTGCCTCCTGCAAGGCGGCAATGGCGGAAGCCGCGGTCACACCGGACGATGTACCGCCGTTGGAAAAGTCCCGGTTGGCGCTTGTCTCTTTCAGCTCGTCAATCTTCATTTGCAGAACATTGATGTAATTTGTTTCCAGCGGCGGGACGGTGATGGGCTTTAGACGCTTGTCTTCCAGATCACCTCCTTCGACATGAACAAGAACCTGGCTGGAATCCTTTAGCTCGTCTTCATTAACACCGAGGGTATCAGAGGCGAAATACCGGGTCTTGGTCCCCAGGTAGCTGTGCTCCAGAATGTTCGCGCCCAGTTTGTCGATGTACAACTGCGGGCTTTTGGTGATGGCGATGGTCCCGAAGCCGACCGGCGTACCCTTTTCGGGGTACAGCGGGTCAAAGTCAAACGGGTACAGCCCGTGTTGATAATAGCCGGTATCCCTGCACTCCGGGTCGTTCTCGCTGGCGTACAGGATACAGGCATCCCCCGCGAACTTGACGTAGTGCAGCAGCGTCCGACCGGACAGGTCCTTGACCTTGTAGTACCAGTCCACCACCAGCGCCTTGTCCTCCAGTTTGACGTTGGGGTCATAGGTGTACTTGAAATCGTTGGCAAGGGCAGAGGTGAACCGGCCCTTGTACTCGGGATACTGTTCTTCCAGAATGTCCCAATCCTGCAACGCCACCGTGAAGAAGTTCCGCGAATCCTGAATATCGCTGATCCCCGGCTCCCAGTAGCAGTTGAGAAGGTCCATGTCGCTGATCTCAATATCGCCCAGACCGTTTTCAAGGTCGGAATTCCAGCCGATGAAATAGGCCGCTGTGCCATGCTTCAGCTTTTCCCACCACTCGTCGGAGTAGGTCTTCTCAAACTCGCACAGCTCCATGATGCACGGCAGGATGGAAGATAGCTTTTTCGCCTCGCCCTCGTCGTTCTGCTCCCGTGGAAGGACATGCCCCTCCGGGTAATTGTCCATGGCGTCCGCGTGCTTGGCGCACAGACTGTTGAATAGCCACGCAGAGGACGGCTCCGGCGCGTTGGGATCCTGCTGCTTGCGGATCACCTCCCAGTGGCGCAGTTCCCACCACTTCTCGTCCTCCAACAGACGTTTCGTGAGGTTTGCCTTCGCGTCCCGGTACTGCGTCAGGGTCTTCATGGCCTTGCGCACATCATCCTCAGTGATGATCTGCTGATCTGTGGCCT